TCTTGTCGGTCATGTTCAGCTGCTCTCGAACGAGCTGCAGCCTGGCCTCAAGAATCGCCTTTTGCGCGGTGTAGAAGGCCAGCTCAGACTTCCGGGTCATCCGGGGGTGATGCGTGGCACTGCCCAGCTGAATGATGTTTCCCATGGAGCATTATACCGCGCCCAGGGCGCCGTAGAAGTCCGCCACGCGGCGCAGCTGCTCGGGGGTGGCCGATGTCTTGATCCGGTTCGCGAGCTGCGACACGACGATCACATTGCCCTTGACGTAGCCTCGGTCGTTGTCGACCCGGTCGAATGACGGCGAGTTGTCCATCGGGCGGCCCTTGCCGACCTTATAGTCAAGCTCGATACCCAGGGCCGGGCAGTGCGTGGGGAATGACAAACCCTCGAACGCTATATCGTACTCAAGGCCGCGCACTCTAGCGCTGGTACTGATCGTGTTAAACAATGCGCGCTTCGGATTGTTGGCGCGATAGCGCTTAACGCTGGCAATGACATTAGCCTTACCCTTACCGGCGTACCAGCCGCGCCAGTATGCCTGGAAGTTGGCCCGGAAGGTCGGGTCTTTCATGGCCTCGCGGTGCTTCGCGGCGCGGCGCAGGTTCTTGCGCTTGCGCGCGGCGGCGCGCTCATCTAGGGTCAGGGGTATTCCTCGCGGCATGTGATCTCTCCTCAGTTGCAGAGATCATAGCATGAGGGAGATTTGGATACAAGAAACAAAAAACCCGACCTAAGTCGGGTTCTTTGATAATCACCAGGGTATTTGAATTTACCCGCCCGGAGAACTAAAGGCTCCGCGCCAGTCGCTCCAACCGAAGCAATAGCGCTCTCTCGCTTTATAGCGTATGTTGCCCGATTCAAAATCACCTTCCATGCCGCGCTGGATCTTCACGCGCACGAAGTGCTTGAGACCATCGTCGACGTCGGTGATGATCGTCCACTGCGCCGTGTCGGTGATGTACGGCGTAACCACGACCCCTTCCGGGAACATGTCCATCTCTTTGATGGCGTTGACGTCGTTGTCACCCGTGCCTGGCCGGTACGGAGAATCGAGCAGCCGCTTCGCGATGAAGCGCAGAGCGGTCGGGACCACCAATTTCTTGATGCCCACGTTGATGAGAATGCCGCGGTCGTCGGTCCACAAGCCGATCTGGTTGAGCGAGTCTTCCAGTGAGGCTTCCGCGATGTCCGCCGGGGTCGCCAGCGAGTTGCTGAGCGTGCCACCGTTGTACAGCGGGTGGGCGGTGTTGAACAGCGAGACGCCGTCGCCACCCAGGTAGTTGGCCGAGAAGCCGTTGTTCAGCAGCGCGTGGCCGTTGAGTTCCTTGGCTTCCTGCATGGCGGTCGCCAGGGCGCGCGCGTAGCGAGCACCGAGTGAGCCGTACAGGCCATCTTCCTCAGCCTCTTCCGTGATGGCGAACGCCAGCGCGTAGGTGAGGTTCTGATAACGAGCGACATAGCTGTCGGCGCCTGAGTCGTACGAGACCACCTGGCCTTCGTACTTGACCGGAGCGACACCGAAGCCAACCGACATCACCTCTTCCTCGAAGGCCTTCTGTGAGGTGTCGACCTGCACAAACTGCCGCCAAAGCTCGGGATGCCGCTTGTACGATTTCCCAAAGATCGCGTTCAGACCAAGCTGAAGCTCTTTGTAGAAGAGGCTGCGATTCATTGTTGCCATGAGCTTATACCTTTATAGTTACTAGCGGTCTTTGTGTTTGCCGCCTTTCCTGATATAAATTATGAACTAACTCTCGTGGACGTGCCGTCTACAGGCCCAAGGGGTATGCAAATTGTGCTTTCACTCATTATTATTTTGTGGTATGCTACTCTTAACAATTAGGAGATAACCATGAAGACCTGTCCCAAGTGTTTGATTGAAAAAGATGAATCTTTTTTTTCTAAATCTGCCAGGCGCCATGATGGCCTGCAGTATCAATGCAAATCATGCGAAAAGGCCTCGCATGCCAAATCATACGAAGCCGCGTCGGTGATAGGAATGCCGGCCGAGAAGCTCTGCGGAAAGTGTGGGTTAACTAAGTCGTCCGATGAATTCCACCGACACAGTAAAAGACCTGACGGGTTACAGGTATTCTGTAGAACCTGCAAAACTCAAACGCAACGCGAGGGCTACGCTAATCCTGACGGCAAACTGCTGAAGTATCACAGGGACTATCAGCGTAAAAACCCCGAATACCACACCGACTATTATCTGGCAAATAAGGATGAGATCCTTGAGAATACGCATGCCGGGCGTGAACTTGAACCTTGGAGATATATCGTCAATGGCGCTAGAGCTAGGGCTAAGAAGAATGGCCTTGAGTTCAACATAGACATCGAATGGGGATACAGGACATACACCGGAAGATGCTCTCTTACCGGCATTTCGTTTGTGCGCAATCATGGCGCCGGCTCCAGTTTCTTGCCTGAGTCAGCAAGCATTGACCGCATAGACCAGAACAAAGGATACACCAAGGATAACTGCCGCTGGATCTGTGCCGGAATTAACTGCCTACGCGGCATAGGCGACGACGAGACCATGTACAAGATCGCCCTCGCCCTGACGCTCGCGCGCATACAAACGAAAACGGCCCCATAAGGGGCCGTAGTCGGTTGATGCTAAGCAGGCCTTACGGCTGCTGCGGAGCGGTCGTCGCGGCCCAGACGTTGAATGCGATCAGGGCGTAGACCTTGGCGTACGGGCCGTAGACGTTGCCCGGATACGGGCTCAGCTTGAGGACGCGGATGGTGTCGGTGCTCGTGCAGGTCGCGCTCGGAGTTGCGCCGGCAACCACCGTGGAGCTGATACCCAGCGCGTTCGGTGCCGCATGCGCGGAGACGGGGAGGAAGGGGCCGGTGGCCTCTGCCGCGACGAATCCATTGACGTCCGTCTGTACCTCGAACACGGTGTTCTGCAGGTCATCTTCGACGTTCGCGATGCCGCCCTGAGCATTCAGGGTGACCTGGCCCGAGACCCAATGGTTCGACCAGATATAGTTCCCCAGGGTGTCCTGGAACGCGCAACCGGCGAATACGCCAGCTGGCGCACCCGTGACGGTGCTGACGATGTACTGACCGGCGTAGCGCGGGTCAACCGCGGGCGCATAAGCAGCGTTCGCAGCGGTGAAGTACACGATGTCGCCGAGGCCGATGTTCTGGGCCAGCGAATCGAGGATGTTGTAGTCGGATTTCTGCCGGCCGTAGACGCCACCCGTGCTGGGGGCAACCGACCGGAAACCGAAGGGAGCGTTGATGTTGGCCATTTGTGGGCGTCCGCTTGTTGTTGTTCTGCCTGATCTCGGGCCCTATTGCCGCTAGACCAGTGCATAAATTGTAGCCTGCCGGCGGCCGGCGTGCGTTCTGGCGGGGTAGGGGGTGCCCAGATTGGGGTTGACAACACCCAGAATGGGCATTATCCTTGGGGCGTGGTCAATCCGATCACGTCACTTAAATACCTTTTGACTCCTAATCGCACTCCTAAGTTTGGGCCCCGATCAGGGGCCCTCTTTTTTGGAGGTGCCGTAGCCGTACTTGTTGGTCTTCTTATCGGCCGCCACGAAATGGGCCGCGACCTTTTGCGGGATTCCCATTTTTGCTGCGTACGCGGGGTCGTGTTCGGCTCCCCGCATGGTTCGAGCTTGTTTTGCGCTTCGGCTTGGCATTCCCTATTGTAGCCGCAATCGGTGTCGCACCCGCCTTTTCGATCCCCGCGGTCACCATCTGGGCGCACCCGAAGTCCGCCGGCTCGTCCGCTTCTTTCAGGCCACCGCCGCGCAGCGTCATGGCTCTCAGGTCGCGCATTAGGCCGGGACCATAGGTCTCTCGGGACCCTGGCAAGTCCGCTTCAAAGTCCGGTTTCTCACTGTACAGCTCGCTCTCGGCGCCGGCCAGGGGATCGTTCAACTGCGCCCACACCTTCGCGGCCGTGAGGTTGATAATGTCGCCTTCCTTAGTTGTCAATCCATCCCAGAACTGATCGGACAGCTCGGGGCTCGTAGCGATGCGCGCGCGGAACTTGAATTTGTGCCAGTCTTCCGCTTCCTCGGTGGTGGGGTTAGTGTCCGGGTGCGGCTGCTCGCGCTCCTCAACCTCGGGGTGAAGGCGCCACCACACGATGCCACCGATGGCATCGATGGTCGCCATGATGCGGTTGATGACCGAATAGCCGGCGGCCATCACTGACTCGCGGCTGTGGCCGAGGATGGCAACAGTGCGCGGCACCACTCTCACGGGAT